CTACCGAGCAGCGTGCCACCCCAGTCCTGCATCGAGATCACGGTCATGCGCCTGCCGTCAGAGTCGACGGGGCAGTTGGCGTAGGCGCCGTCCGAGGTCTGGTCGTAGTTGGCATCGCTCGTCTCGGCGTTCTCGGGGGTGTGCCCGAACGGGTTCGCTGCGTTGTAACACGGGAACCCGACGTACACGCCCTGGCCGAGAATGAGCACGCCATCCTGCTCCATCCGACCGAACCCGCATCCGTGGACCGCGCAGTTCACGTCGTCGATTGTGTCGCGGTACAGGATCTCGCCAGATGCCTTGCAGGCGATGTCGGGGGTGGCGTTGCCGGTACAAGTGACGGCGACCGACCCATCGCCATCGGCGTCCCACAGGTACGCCACCTCGTAGAGCCCGTCCTCGTCTGCGTCGGAGCTGGAGCCACCGCCGCCGCCACCGAGCTCGTATCCTCCGTAGATCCGCAGATACGAGATGTTCGTCCCGGATTCCGGCGTCGTGATCGTCAGCACGTACCAGCCACGGGTCGTGTTGAAGCTGCCGTTCTGCCGGTCGGTGTCGAGCGTGCCGGTGTGTGCGGTACACGTCGCCGCTGCGTAGGTCGGCGTCTCGCAGGCGTAGAGCGTGCCCACGAATGCCGAGCCTCGCTCGAATCCGACCATGCCTTTCGGGAACGCTTCCCCGATGACGTAGTTTCCGGCGGCCATCGTCGAGTTGAGCGCGACGACGTAACCCGCCGAGCTTTTCTTGCCAATCGTCCGGCCAATCCCGACCGATTGCGCTTGTGCCATAGCCGGCCATGCCACGAGCGCAGCCGCCATGAACGCGAGGAATCTGATCATTTCGTTACCCCCCTGTCTCTCTCTGATCCTCGCCGAGCAACAGCCCGCGCGGTTTCTCTCGCGCTCGATCGCGCGACAAGTTGTTGCCATTGAACCTGCCACGCGGCCTTCGTTGCTTCTGTCGGCATCTCCAGAAGAACGCGCAAAAACTCAGGCTGCTCGATTGCAGTCCTGACGATTTTTTGCCACTCGAGCTCTCGGGCGTTCTGCTTTCCTGCGAGCTTCATTGAGTTTTCGACGGCTGCCGCGACAGGGTTCGTCGCATTTCTCGCAAGCCCGAACAGGAACGCCGCCGGGCTTACGCCGGAACCCGTGCGGTACGCCTCCGCGGCGACGCCAGGGCTTCCTCGCGTATGAAGACGAGACAGGTCAATCAGCTCCAGCGCCTGGTCGTACTGGTCGCCGAAGATGACTCGGTACATCTCTTCGTTCTGCCGCAGAATCTTGTCCGGCGTTCGCGTGGCAGTCGGACTGAATCCCTCTGCGAACAGATCCTCGGCGGCGAGTGCGCGCAGGTTCTCCATGCCTCCCGGGGACTGATCCGCGATACGGACCAGGCGCTGAGCCTCTTCGACGGGGTTTGTCCTGTTTCCCTTACGACCAGTCGCCTTGCGCATGACGGCAAACAGGTTTTTCGCCTGCCCGCCCTTATCCAGCGCGCGGATCACGGCGGAGTCGGAGTCGTAGAACTCTTTGTTCTCAACGGTCATCTGCCGAGCGCGAGCCCATGCGTCGCTCTTTCCGGTCGGGTCATTCGAGGCGAACTCGTCGATCTTCCGACCCATCATCTCGAGCATGTCGCCGGCCATCGAGGCCGCGTGCTGGTCGCCTGAAAGTCCCGTCCTGCGCGCATCCCGAACGACGCCAAGCAGCACCGAGCGCAGCTCTTGGAAGCGGGAAAGGTCCATTGTCGTCATTTCGCCGCTGGCAAGCTGCGAGATTGCTGTCGGTACGTTCCCTCTCTTGAAGTAGGCGCCGCCCTGGATCTCCTTCGCTCGATTCACCATGTCGGCCGTGTTGAACCGCGGAAGATCGCCCCCCATTGCGACCTGCCACGCTTCGCGCTCGGCGATGTCGCGAACTTTCACACCTTCGTCGTATCTCTGGATAAACGTCCCGAAGTCCGGCTCTACGCTGGAAAGTTCTTCCCAGCGTCGACCAAGCTCGTCCGCGTTGTCTGCGTACTGCCGAGACGCCCGAGCCGCGTAGTCGACATCGGTCGTGGTGAGGTTTCGCTCCGCGTCCGTGAAGAACCGACCGCCGCGCCCGTTGTCGATGCCTTCCAGAATCTGCCGAGAGCTCGCACTCCACGGCATATTCGCGTTCCGGCTTTGGGTGATTCGCTGTCGCAGTTCGTCGAGCGTGGTCGTGACGTTCGGCTCTACGGCGTAATCTCCGAGACGCCGCTTGATCTCGCTAGACCCGCGAACCATGGCGCCACGGCTCAGCTCGTTCGCTCGAGCCATCGCAAGCGCCTCGGGCGTCATCTTGCGTACGGTGTCGATTGCGGCAGTGGCCCCTCGTCGAGCGGTCGTTCCGACCACACTCGCAGCCGGGTTCGCCATGCCTCCGAGGAGGATTCCGGCACCCATGGCGAGATTGGGGTATCCGGCCTCGTCAAGCTCATCCTGACCAAGGCCAGCAAGCCCTCCGGCAATCAGCTCTCCGGTAGCCGCAGCGCCACGGCTAAGTCCCATCGCGGGTGCGCTAGCGGCTGCCATCGGAGCGAACGGAGCCGCCACCGCTACGCCTCGGGTGAAGCTCTCAATGCCCCGCCCAAGCGAATCCGTGGGCGCGTATCCCACATCCTCTCCGACCCGCTCGCTGAGGTTCGCGTCGATGCCGCCCGGCGTGAACGCCAGACGGTCGAGGATGAACTGCGCCGCCGGGTCGATCATGTCCGCGACGCCACGGGCGAGCCCTCGGGCAGCGGTGCCGACTCGACTCGGCGCATTCGGGTCGTTTCCCGTCCCGCCGATGGGCGTCGCCATCTCGGATAGCGTCCGCTGGCGAGGCTGCTTCGCGCGCTGCTCCGCGTTGAACGCGGCAGCGTCCGGGCGGCCAATCACCTGCGAAGCGGTGCGCTCTCTGCCCATCTAGTCGACATCCTCGAAGATCGGCTCGCCGTTTGCGTCCACGCGATCGGTCTTCCTCACGGTGATGCCCTCGGAGTCGACGAACGTCTCGCCGGGAGACATCGACATCAGCTCGTCGTAGGTCGGAGTCGCCTGCGGCTGCGGCTGAGCCGCCCTCGGCGGAACCGCATCGAGGCCAACGCCCTTCTGCTTGGCGTATCGCTCCAGGCTGCTCCTGATCTTCGAGTCAAACTCGTCGAGCTTCCGCTTGAACGTGATCGGGTCGTCGCCGTCGAATGCGCCAGTCCCCGCATTGGGCAGGAACTGCATCAGGCGGGCCGCCTCCGATTCGCTGATCGCGGCGCCCGAAAGCTGATTGAGGATCATGCTTGCGTTCTCAAAGGCAGACGCTTTGAAGCTCGCGAAGTCCGCGATTTGGCGCTTCTCCGATTCGGACAACGGCATCCCGGCAGAAGCCCTCCACTGCAACGCCTGCGTGCCGATTCGAGTCCCGAACTCCTGAAACTCCGGCCGGAACGAAGAACGGATCGAATCGAGACGCGCAAGCGTGTCCTGCATGTCGATCTGCTTGCCTTCGATTTTCGCCAACGAAGGCCGAGAGACGCCCAACATGGCAGCGCCGCCAGTCCGCAGCACCGGGTTCCCGTTGGCGTCGATCTCGAACGACATCCCGCCGCCGCTGATCCCAGGCTCGCCGACCGGCACCCACTGTCCGTTAACGAACTCCTCGCGCTGAACCATTCCGTTTCCGAGCTTGCGCTCTCGCTGAGTCGGGGCTTTGGGGCCAGCTTCCCGATACGCCTTGAGAGCAGCCGGCCCTTTCACGGGACCCGCCTCGAGCATGATCTGAAGCTCTTCCGGCTTCAGCTCCGACCCTTCGAGTGCGCGCCCCCATCGCTCTTGAGCCTCGCCCTGCGCCCTTGCGCCGATAATCTGGTTCTCGATCTCCATCGGCCCGCCGTACTGCTCCATCGAAGCCAGCGCCGCACGCGGGTTGCTCTGGATCATCTTCGCCCACTGCTCGCCCTGCGGACCCAGCGAACGCATCCGCTCCGCCGCCATCTGCGCGACGCTGTTCGTGTCCTTGTCGTTCTGGCGCGACTCAAGCAGCGAGCCGAGGCTGCCCCACGCGCGGTCCACGCGGTCCATATCGGGACCGGGCGGCATGTAGATCGACATTCCGTAATTGAAAGGGAACGACATGGCCTAGAACCCCTGCAATCTGCCAAACGGGGTCATCCCGTAGATGGCGCCAGCTTTATCGAGCAGACCCGACTTCGGAGCCTCGGGCGTCGCCGTCGAAAGCGCCGTCCCGAGAAATCCCAGCCACGGGTTGTTGTAGTCCTGACCCGAAAGCCACTTCTGGTAGCCCTCCTGGTTCTGTTCGCCTTCCATGCCGCGCTGGTAGTCGCCCATGCCGAGCACCTGATTCAGCATGCCGGCTTGGTTCTGCTGGTTGGCGATCGAGCCCGAGACGCCCATGCCGATCCGGTCGAGCGAGGCGTTTCGATCGTTGTAGACGAGCTCGCCGAGCACGCTGCCGATGCCCGTGCCAAAGCGCGCCGTCGCATCCGCAGCCATGCGCGGGAAGGCGCCCGACGTGCCCCACGTGTTGCCGTAGGTGTCGCCGATCTGCGCGAGCTGATCCTGAAAGGCCAGCGTCGCCGGGTCGATGACGGACGACTGGTAATAGTCCCGCACCGCCTGACCGTCGCCGGGGCCTGCGAGTAACTGCGACAGACCGGCCTGGATCTGCGGGTCCTGATACATCAGGGAGCCCGCACCCTCGAGCGCGGACTGGATGTTCTGGTTCGATCCCGGGGTGATGGCGCCCTGATAGACCTCGGCACCTTGCCCCAGCTCGCTTTCGAGCTTCTTGGAAAGGTTGCGCGTGAGGCGGGCAAGATTCTTGTTTTGAATCCCGCCGCCCGCGTCGCCGAATAGAGTGTCCGTTAGACCCATGACCTACCCCCTCCGCGTCGCGATCGTTGCGAGGAGTTGAGACAGGCCCATCTGCCCCGGGTTCAGGTTCGGCCCGACCTGCGACGTGTTCAGGTGCGGCATCAGCGGCATCGTGGGGCCGCGGAACGTCGCCGACAGGCGCCGCATGGCATCGCCCTTGCCGCTGAGCAGCGCCCCGAGTCCGCCCATCGCGGCGCCCTGCGTCTGACCGCTCGGGCCTCCGCCCATGCCGCCCGCGCCGCCGCCGTACATGGACTGGAATTGCTGCCAGAGGCTGCCGCCGCCCGCAGCCGCACCGGCGCCAGCCGCGCCCGCCGTAAGGCCACCAGCACTACCCGCCGCCATGCTTCCAACTGCGCCAATCAGGGGGATTGCCATTTCTCACCTCTCCACGATCGTGTAAGTGCCGGCCAGCGTGTTGGCCGAAGCGGAACCCACCGCCACCGCCATGATGCAGCTGTTCGGATAGATGCGGATTCCGGGCGCCGGGATGTTGACCGTCGTGCCGATGTTCGCGGCCGTGATCGGGATCGTGACGAGCGGCCGGTAGAGCATCAGGGCGAACGTCCCCGACGTGAACGTCGTGCCCGAGTTGAACGAGCTGATCTCTCGGATGCCCCGGTCGCCCGCCGCGAGCTGGAACGGCATGAACGTCCCGATGACCGGAGTCGCGGGCGACTGCCAGCCGACGAGCGCAGAGAACGTCCCCGTGTTCGGGCTGTTGTTCTCGCTGTCTCGGTAGGTGATGGTCGTCGTCGCAACCGCCGCCGCGTTGCCGAGAGCCGAGAGGGCCAGGATCGCCGCCTGCACGCCCTCGCCGTCGGTCGTGCCGTTGATGTCGCGGGCAGGGCCTACGCCGCCGCCCATCGCAATCGCCTGCGCGCCGGCCGCGACCGCGAGGCCGCTGTTGTACCAGAGCACGTCGATAAGCTGGACCGTCTCCGCAATCGCGCCCTGAAGCTCGACGCTCGTCAGGTAGAGATTGCCCGAGGCCGGGTCCTGAAGCAGATGCGCGCCCGTCTGGGCAGCGCCGGCCGGATCGGCTGCGTTCGTCGCCACCGAGCAGTCCGTGTCCCAGCCGTTGACGCCCGGAGCGCCCGGCACCGCAGCGCCCGGGAAGCCCGCGTCCTTCTGGTACATGTACCAGTAGCCCGCCGAATCCTTCGCGGTGGCCGCCTTCTGGAACGGGTAGACGCGGCCGTTGTAGCCCGAGTCGGTGAGCGGCTGCACCCGCGCGATGCCCGATGCCGTGTAGAGCGTCCACTTCGAGCCGTCGTAGGCCATCGACTCACCCGGCGCGAGCGAAGCCGAGTAGATGGTCCGGTTCGCCGCCGACCGATCGACCTGCACCGTGACGACGTTCGCCGTGGTCGTGCTCGTGTTCCGCGCGGAGAGCTGCGTCACGAGCCGCCAGTTCGACGCAGACGGGGCCGCGACAGCCGTCGTCGTCGTCGCCGACGAGATCTGCCCGACCGACGTACCGGGCGTCGTGAGCGCCGTGGCGGTCCGGTTGGCCCACTTGATCTGGTAGTCGACCGGAGCCGTCGTCGTCGTGACGATCTCGAGCGCATCGGTCGAGCCTTCCAGCTCGATCGCCCCGGCGATCCCAGCCCAGAGGCTAGAAACCAGCGTAAGCAGCAGCAGCGATTTCCGCATAGCCTGCACCTCCTACGCCCACGAGCGTGCTCTCGTCGATGTCCGCGCCCGTCAAGGCGTTCGCAAAGTCCCACGAGCCGAGCGGGCCGGTGATGCCCGTTCCGTAGCAGCCGGTCGAGGTCGCCGTGATGCCGGAGCCCGCTCCGTTGCAATGGGCCACCTCGCCGTCGTCGATCGCCATCACGCGAAGTGCGCCGCCGCCGGACGTGGTTCGAGTCACCACCATGTCATCCTGCGTCGCGTTCCACTGAACGTCGTTTGCCGTCCAGTAGACATCAGACGTTCGGGTGCCATGTGGGTTGTTGAGCTCGATTTCGCAGCGGCGGGTGTCCTGAGCGCCGATGCCAGTCCCGTCCGAACTCGACTCGAAGCTGTTTCCGATGAGGTGCAGCGTTCCCGCGCGGCTCCAGTCGATGCACACATGCGAGCTGACGGTCAACGGCTGAAACCGCGAGTGCGAGATCGTGACCGTTCGGTAATTGCCCAGGTTCGTCGACGAATCGAAGTTGATGTACTTGCCGTTCGGTTCGTCCCACTCGAACGTCAGCCGCTCGAGCTTCATGGGGATCGTGATTCCGTCGATCTCGATCCCGGTCTGCCCCGACGCGCCGCTGCTCATGTAGAAGCCGTCGATGCCGATCTCTCCGCGTCGGAAATCGAGGCCGCCAATCGTTGCAAGCGGGTTTGAGCAGCTGAGGTTATAGATGAAGTTGTCGACTGCCTGCGTAGAGTCCTGGATCAGACAGGTCTGCACGTTTTCCATGCGAATGTCGCGGAACACGTTGAACGCCGTATCAGACGACGCACCGTTGCCGATGAGGATGCCCGCCCCACCCGAAACCGTGCCGTCCTCAATGGTCACGTTCTCGACGAAGCCATTTTTCGTGATGACCGCCGCGTAGCCGACCTCGATGCCGTACTTCGGGTCATTCGTGGCTGCCTCGTCCATGTCGATGCAGATATTTCGGATCGCCCAGCCAATCGAGCCGGCCACCCGAACCACCGTATTCTCGAAGGTGTTGTCTCCGGTGAACGTGGCGCCGCACGTCTGCGTTCCGAGGCTGTTCTCGAATCCAGCAGGACCGATGCCTTCAACGGCGACCGAATACTGGAAATCGGTCGTCAACGAGCCGCCGATCTCAAACGACTGCGCGTAGACGCCAGGAGCCACTACGATCCGGCATCCCGTGTTCGCCGTGTTGCCCTTCTTGCAGTGGTTCGAGTCAAGCGCCTCCTGTACCGTGTCGTAGTCGCGCGGAACCTCGATCGAGAGGAGGTCGACGAAGTTCTCCGTCCCGTCCGTATCCCGCACGCCGTCGCCGTCCACGTCGTAGTAGTAAGCGTCCTCGGTCGCGGCGTAGCGGAAGTCGGAGCCCGATCCTTGAAGTAGGGCGGTCGCTGAGCCTCCGCCACCTCCCGCACTCATGCAGGTTTCGACTCCGGCATCATCCTTCGAGCACCATTCACCGGGTGCGCCTGATTTCGGGTACAAAACGACCTTGCCCGCCGCCGGAGTAGCGGGAGCAGCGCCCTCCGTACCGAGGACCGGGCCGACTAAGGTCGGATTCGTCAAAGTCCACCCGTTCGCGTCGATCTGGGCCATCGCAGACGACGGCAGCATCACTAGCGCAGCCACGAGTGCGAATCTCATGATTCCGCCCTCACGCCGAGCGAGACGGCCAGATTCGCGCCGCCCGTCAATCCGCTGACGACGAGATCCACCGTCGACATATCGGCAGCGAAGTTGTCCGTCGTCACCGAGTACCGGGTCGCCGTCGTATTGGCCGTGATCGGCGTGCCGCCCGTGACACCCATCGCCGTCGAGTTGATCCGGGGCGTGACGCTCGCCGTACCGCTCGAGGTGCGCAGCGCGATCCAGTTCACCGTGTAGTCCTTCTGCGGAATCCACACGATCTGCGTCGTATTGACGATGACGGTCGCATCTACCTGCGGGTATCCGTCGCGGTAGTTTCGCGTGATCTCCTGCGCAAGCTGCCGCAGGGACAGGTTCACCTCGCGCACGACCTCGGACAGAATCGAGCGCGGCGTCCACGCGACGGGTCGGTGTTTCACTTCAGGCATCAGCCGAAGCTCCTCATCCGGCTCGCGGGCATGAACCACGGCACGATGGCGTCGATCGCAGCAAACGACTCGCCCGAGAGCGTCAGCGTCAGCGTGTGGAAGGTCGCCACCTTGTTGATGAGCACCCGCCGGTAGACGTTGTTCGTCACCACATCAGGCGTCAGCGTGACAGTGCGCGTCAGGTCGATGGCGGCCCGGTTGTCGCGAGACCACCCGATCTCGAGCGTCGCCCCATCCGTCGCCGAGGCGTAGATGTCGATCCATCCGAGGTGGGACCGCATCCCGGGGAACGGAGACAGCGCCTGCGATTTCGCTTCCATGACAATCGCGTTGCCGCCGTCCGTGTCGGACTCGTCGAACAGGTACACGACGCCGTCCTGGGTCCCTCCGACGAGGCTTCGGAAGCCCGTCGTCCCGCGAGCGGAGTCCCACGAGAACGTCAGCTCATCCCACGTGCGCGGGCCGAAGCTGTCCCACGTCGACGGCTGCACGTTCGAGTAGTACCCGAACACGTCGAACGCCATTCGGTACACGGACCACGACAGCTCGTCTTTCTCGTCGTACTGGGCCGCCAGCACGCGGGAGGGCGTCGTGTCCGCGATGCGAGCATAGGACCAGAAGAACGACCGGAACGGGTCATTTCGGGCGCCGAAGCTCAGGTCCCGCTTCGAGGCGTCGAGCTGAAGGATGAAGTCGGGAATCGACGTGTCCACCCGATACTGCCCGTTCGGGTCGATCGCCTCGATGCCGTACTCGGTGCGGTGCAGCACGCGGTAGCTATCGGGGACGGCGCCCATCTTTGCGACCGCGCCGCGTCGCGCCGTCGTGACCTCCCACCGGAAAGGCTGAGTCGACTCGTTCGTGTCGACGAGCTCCATCCAACCCTGCTCGAAGCCGATGAAGATCCGATCGGCGATCATCTGGCCCGTGACGATTGCGCCGAGATGCGACGGAGCGTCGGCGAACGCAAGGCCCGTCGTATCGTGCGACTCAAAGGCGCCCGACAGGCTCCACCGCGCTCGACGCGGGTAGCGGGTCCCGTTCTCCTTCGTGTTAAAGAAGATGGCCCGGCCCTTGTAGCGCATGACGAGCAGGCACGTGTCGAGGTCGTTACCGGCCGACCCGGAGTCAAACTCGGTGTCAATCTCCTCGATCGTCGGAGATCCGCCGGGCGTGAACTTGTACACCGGGTCCACGTTGTTCGTGAACATCAGGTAATCGTCGAACGGCCACGTCCACACGTAGTCCGAAGCGGTCGCAGTCAGTACGACACCCGTCGCGTCCTCCTGAAAGGTCTGCGTCGTGTTGTCGAGCACGTAGATTGCGTTCTCGTCGAACGCCAGCAGCGACTCGGCGCCGTCTGCGTCCGTGAACGAAGCCACGCCCGTCACCGGATCACCGGCCGGGGCGAAGTAGTTGAGCGTCCCTCGGTTCGCGCCGGGACCGGTGTACGACGGATGCAGCGCCCAATCGACATTGAACCCGCCGCCGACGATCAGGTAGAAGCCGATCACCGTGGCGCCGGTCGAGGCGTCCACCACGTCGATCAAAGGCGCCGTCGTGTCGCTCAGGTCGAGCGGGTACTGAGATAGGTCGAGTCTGGCCTGCAAGGTCCCGGCGCTGGCGTCGGGCCACGCAAACACGACCGTCTCGGGGATGATGTTGGTAAACAGCCCTTCCGGCGTCACCGAATGCGTGACCAGATAGTTGGCGTTCGAGTTGGCTCCCGATCCCGTCCCGTTGACCGTCGAGGCCGCCGAGCCCAGCTCCGACAGACGCGAGTAGCCGCGGCGCTTCTCGAGGCGCCCGCGGTAGATGCGTCCGTCGGTCAGCGTCTGGAATGCCGCAGCCGGCGACAGCCACGGCTCTTTGCCGGAGAACTGGCCCGCCTGGAAGTCGGCGATCGGGAACGGCTCGTGCGGCATCAGGCCACCTCCCGCACGTAGCCCGCGACGCTCGGATAGGTGTCGCCCGCAATCCACGTCAGCGTATAGCCGGACTCGCCGAATGCGTTGACGAGGTAGACGGCGGCGGGCTCGAGACCACTCTCCGTCGACAGCGTGACGCTCGACGGGAGGTCGTCTCCGTCCTCGGCGTCGACTTCGCCAGCCGGCAGTCCGCCGTCCTGGTAGCCGCCTTCGCCGCCGTTGCCGCCCGCAATGATCTCGCCCGACGTGTTGTCGATGACGAGGTTTGCGTTACGGCAGAAGATCGCAGCGCCGCCATACTGCGCGGCTGCGCCTCGGGTGTAGCCGCCCTCGCCTGCGCTCGTGTCGTTGGCACCGGCAGCACCGCCGAGAGTGGTCGTGCCCGCCGCCCCGTCGTCGGCCGTCGTCGATCCGGCAACGCCGTGAAGCCCGCCCTGCGAGCTCGAGCCCGCACCGCCACCGCCGCCGCCGCCCACGAACGTGTTGCCGTTCGAGGTGTCTCGCCGGCCTCGGTCGCCATTGCCGCCGATGCCGCCCGCGCCGAGGATCTTGCCCCGGTTCATCAGGAAGACGGTCGACCCGGCCGGGAAGTTCACGATGTTGAAGGCCGGAACAGCCGACGCGCTGCCCTCGTTCACGTCAGCCCCGATCGTGACGCCATCCTCAATCAGCACCGAGACATGCACCGGATACTCAGGCGAGCCGACATCCTCGAACAGATCCACGTCATTCACGCTCGCTCGATACGTGATCGAGAGCGTGTTCCCTTGGATGTTCGGGACCAGCCCGGGGACCGGCACGGCTAGATTGCCGCCAAGCCGGGCAGGGTCGTTACCGCGTAGGTCCCGTCCTGGCACGACTGGATGTAGACGAGCGTCTTCGCGCCCGATCCGGCCGAAATGGCCGGCGTCACCCCACCCGGGGTCCGGTAGTTGTTGCCCCACGTGATGACGTGCCCCGCCCCGCTCATCGTGAGGAACAGCAGACAGGTCGTGCCGTTGCTCGCGAGCGCGTTCGTGGGGTTCGAGATGATCGTGTCGCCGACGATCGTCGCGTACTTGTACGGCGACAGCGCAAGGTCGATCGCGAGCGTATCAGGCGATCCAGCGCCAGGCGTGACGCTGGCCCACGTACCCCACTGGGTGACCGTGTAGGGGCTCTGCTCGTTGACCCGGGGCAGCGAGGACTGCGACACGTCGATGTCGACCCATGCCGATCCTGAGTACCGCTGAAGCACGATCTTGCCCGATCGGACATCGGTGCGGAAGTAGAGCGAACCCGCCTGCCAGTTGGTGATCGCCGACTGCGCCGCCGCGTTACCGGAGCCGAACTTGTGACGGCCGCCGTTGGTTCCGCCGGTCGAGAACTCGTGCTCCTGGCCGAGTGCCGTCTCGATGGCCTGATTGTTGTCGCGGATCGCGTTGTCGCCCTGCGCAATGTTGGCGCTGCCATTGGGCAGATTCTTGTCCCAAGCCATTAGAAAGACCTCGCCGGAGTGCGCGACTTGGGCCGGGCGCGCGAAATGGTCATGAGCCGAGAGGCGTACCGCTCGACCGCAGCCGAGTTGGTGGCGAACAGCTCGCCCGCCTCAATTTCGGTGAAGAACTCGGACAGCGCCGCGTGGACGACGCACATCGCATGCGTGTCGTTCGCGATTACGGACCCATCCGTCAGCGCCGCAGAAGGCCCACCTCGCGCCGGGATCTCGATGGCGTAGGCCGCGTCAGGGACGGGTGTCAAGCGTGCCGAGCGGCCGTAGAACAGGGCCGCGATGGGTCGTCCCTGCGATGCCCCGGTCGGCTCGGCCCATCGCTCCTCGAAGATCACAGGGTTCGACGTAACCCACAGTGGGATGTTCGAGCTAGAATCCGCAATCCACGCATGCTCGCGCGGCGCGATGACGTTCGACGGGTAGGCGTACTCATCTACGCCGATCGAGGTGGTGAGGGCCCACGTCGTCTCGCTGATCTCGCCGTCGATCGCAGCGGGGATGTCGAATTGGTAGGCGCGATTCAGGAAAGCGTCGATCTCGCCATCGGACAGGCTATCGGCCAGCCCTGCGGCGATCGTTCGGAACCGGACGCGCATCGTCTCGACGTTCATTCAGGTCCCCGGATGTCAGGGGGATCGGGCCGCCAGACCCGACCCCCCGTCTCACCCTGCAGCGATCAGGCGTCGGTCCGGCCGTACAGGACGTGAATCTCCATGATCGGAGCCACGGTGTAGGTGCCGGAGACGGTCGTCTCGATGTTGAGGCCGACGTAGGTCCCAGCCAGCGTCGCCGCATTGATCGCATCCACGGCGGTCTTTCGAGCCGCTTCGGAGGCAAACCAAGTCGTCAAGCCAGCCGTACCCGCGTTGTCCGACGCACCCGTGAGGATGGCCGTACCGCCTGCCGTGTTGAGCTCGAGGTCGATCGTCGTGGTGGTCGCGCCCGTGTCACCACGGAGGCAGACCATGAACACGTCGAGAACCACCGTGCCGGACGGGAGCGGGAACACGACCTCATCGAAAGTGCCCGTCAGGGTCGTGGGCTGCCATCGGATGGTCCCCCACTGGTACGGCGAGCTGCTTTCACGAACGGGAGTGATGAAACTCATGGTTGATTACTCCCTTACGCCGGAGCCGTTTCGGTGGATCGAATGCCCATCACACCGAACGCCTGACTGTTGAAGATCGAACGCTTGAATCCGAGACACGCCGTCGCCGCAATGCCCTTGCGGTGCTTGTAGTCGCGCTCTTCCTCGATCAGCTTGAAGAACGAACCATCGGTCGTCCCTCGGCTCATCGACTCCCACGCATTGCCGAAGGCAATCGTGCCGGCGCACTTGCCGAGCATGAGCCCGGTGGTCACATCCCCATTGCGCGGGATGAACTCGCTCTCGTAGAGAACGACGCCGTTGTACTCGCCGAGCGCGCCCGTGAAGATCGGATTGTCCGTCCCACGAACGCCGGCCTGCTGCTGAGCCGTGAACCAGGTGATGAGGCCCGAGGTCGAAGCCGTCGCCCGGAGGCTGCGCACCTGATAGGGGTGCAGGAGGGCGATGTACTTCTCCTGGCCGCCGATCATGAGCGGAGGCATGCGCGGGTTGGCGACCTTCGCCTTGGCAACCGCGTCATCGAAGTCGTCGATGTTGAGCGCCGCACCGGTCTTGTCGGTGAGGTGCGCGGCATCGAGCGCCGTGATGGTGTTGCCCGCGAAGTCCGCGGAGCCCGTGTTGGCGCCGAGAGCGGACTCAACCGACTCGTTGCCGTTGCCACAGAGGCCCGCGAGGTGGGCGATCAGACCCGCCTCGATGAACCACGCGTACCACTCCGAGAGCGAGTCTCGGCCGTGCTCGCGCAGGTCGTGGACCGTGCGCTGTTGGCTCATCGTCTTGAAGGCGTGGGCCTTCCGCTTGATGTTGACCTTCAGCGTGTCCTGGTGGAAGGTGAGCGAATCCTCGAAGCCCTCGAGCGTCGAGTCGCCGTTGACGCCGGTGCCACGGTCCTGCGCTCGCAGGTCGTAGTACACGGTGTCGCCCGCGTTCTTGTCGAGCTCGGTCTTGAGCTGGATGCACGCATTCGAGCCCCGGCCGATCAGCGGGCGAAGCCGCATCTTGCCGAAGGTCTCGACCATGCACATGTCGGACCACCGCTTGACGGCCTGAGCCGAATTGGTGGCAAATTCCGTGAATGCCATGTGAGTAGTACCCGTTGTGTCGGTTGCGACGGGCGAATCGCGAAAGACGCCCTGCGCGCTGGGAGCGCGCCACGCGGTGAGGTCCGCGAGCAACCGCCGGAGGAAGATCCGGCAACCGATACGACCGGCCCGAAGGCCAACGCCCATGAGGTCGGCGACACCACGGGAGGGCGAGACCCGCGTAACGCCCATCGTTCCATGAGGAACGCGCCCGAATGCCGGCGACGCACGCCGCTATTGAATGGGGCGGCGAGTCCCTATCTCACGTCATTGCACAGCCGCAACATGCCCGCAAGGGCTAGACGTAGCCCGCCTTCGACAGCTTCTTGCCAAGCTCCTCAAGGCGACGCCGCTTCTCGGGCGGGAAGAACACGACATCCTTGCGGAACTCGCGTTCGAGGCCATCGAACTCCTGCTGATCGACCGACGGCGACGGGCTGCGCGTGCCACCTTTGGCGGCGAGGCTGCGCGGCGCCCCGGCCACCGACCGGAGTTGCGGGGTTGCCGACCGAACCGGCGCCGGATCGGGCCCTGCGTCGTTCGAGGCCATGCCCGCCGCGATGCGCCGCATGATCCGCGCCCGCCACGCCACGTTGTCAGTGATGTCGGCCTCGATCAGCTCTTCGAGGTGGGGCGCGATGTCCGGGAAGAACTCGGCTACCTGATCCGCGACGCCCGTCTCGCGCGCCACCGCGATCAGGTCCTCGGCCGTGTAGGCGACGGCCCCCGTCTGCTGCATGGCGTTGCGCAGGCTCAGGTTCAGGAAGTTCATCGCCTCGCCCGTCGTGTGCATCACCGGGCCGTGGGCCTCAGGATTCTCGGACACGAACGCCTGGACGGTGCGCTGCGCGTGCGCTGCCTTGACCTGCTCGGGCGTCGGCTTCATGCGCTCTTCGAGGGTCCGCGCGGCCCGCTCCTCGATCAGCCGATCCAGCTCGGTCGGATCGACGTAGACGCTCGACCCATCCTCGGACACCCGCACCGGCACGCCAGCCGGCTTCTTCGGGGCGGCCTCGACCGCTACGGGCTGGACCGGAGCCGGGGCGAACCGCATCCCCTCAGCCTGCTCGCGAGCTCGCGCCGCTTGCCGGAGCTTCGCAATCTCGGCTCTCAACGCCTTCTCGCGGCGCTCAGCTGCGGTCTCAGGCTGACCCTGCGTCTTGGCAGCGACCGGCGGCGCCTCATCGCTGGGCGCATCCTCGACCGTCTCGTCGGGCTCGGGCGCCGGCTCTTCGTCGGCCACCTCAGCCGCAGGCGCCTCTTCCTCTCGCGCGGGCGGCGCCTCGCCTTCCGGTTCGGGCTCGGCCTTGAAGCCAAGCAGCTCCTCAAGCTCATCCTGCGGGGTCATCTTCTCTGCGGTCTGACTCAAGCGGAAACCTCCTGGCGTTTCGCCATGTCGTTTTGATGCGCGAGCTGCAACGTGCTGAACATGAGCGCCTTCTCGTTGTCGTCAGCTTTCTCCCAGATGTCGAGCAGCCGCATCGCGGCGTCCTTCTGCTGCTTGTCGGAGGTCAGTTCTTCCTGTCTCTGGTTGTGGCGCGCGGCCTCCTGCGCCTTCATGCCCTCGATCATCAGCATCCCGCGCGTCTGACCCTCGAAGGTCTTGGCCTCGCGGTCGGCAGCCATCGCCGCAGCCTGCGACGCCTCGCGGGCGTACTTGCGCAGCCGCTCCCGATCCGTCCGGCTCGTGGTCGCCTTCTCGACGATCATCTCCGGGTCGATCGGGACGCCGGCCTGCTTCATCTCGAGCATCACCTGAAGCTGCATCATGCGCAGCGTGCTGTTCTCGGTCGTGTGCTCGAACTCGAGCTTCCAGTCCATGTCCCGGATCATGCGCAGATCGGCCTGCGACTTCGGCACCTTTTGGCCGTTCGGGCCTTCCTCGACCTCGATCAGCTGCCCGCCCTGAATCACGAACCGATCCTCACTGCCGAGTATCGCCGCGATCTGGTCATCGGGCATCGAGCGCGTGATCGACTCGACGACACGCCGAACGACCTCGCGCTGCGAGTCCTCGAAGTTGCTGAAAGGATCTTGCACCGACTGGCGCGACTTGTTGTACCGAATGGCCACCGTCACGCCGGCCTGCGCGTGCTCGGCGGGAATCAGGTTCGATGCGCTGGGGATGCCGCTGATCTCAGACAACAGATTCACCGAGTTCTCGGCACGGGCCATCACCGCAGGCGACGGCGGCGTCGGGTTGCGGGGAACGACCGCACCCTCGGACAGACCACCCTTGCGCACGATTGCGACGCCACCCGGGCGGCGCAGCTCGGCGCGGAACTGCTCTTCGTCGGGGATCGCGTCCTTCTCGGCCGTGACGCCCGGCGCCGCGCCCTGCGCGATGTACTCGATCTCGAGGCTCTTGCTCTTGTTTAGCTCCTGCTGCGGGTCGAACAGGTTGCGCACGAACCCGTACGCGGTGCCCGTCTCCTCGTCGATCATGTACGTAAACGGCACGATCGAGAAGCCATCGAACGGCCCCGCCTCGTCGTACTCCGCGAGCATGGTCGAGCCGATGAACTCGCACACCCGCACGCGCTCAACGTCGGTCTTCTCCATCTGGATCGGCATGCCGTACACGTCAGCGGCGAGCTGCGCATTCTCGGCCTGGTCCTGCGTCACCTCTTCGCGCCGCCCCGATTGCAGGTCGGTGACGAACCACGCCGGCGCCCATTCCTTGTACTCGTACCGAATCACCCGGATCTGGTGCTTGCGCCGGTCGGCGTAGTAGTGGTTCGAGTCGTCGTCCCGGTAGTCTTCCTTCAAGTCGACCGCGCCAAGGCCCGACTCGCCGATGCGGAAGTTGGACAGGTCGTCGCTGTCGCCTTTGCCCATCAGCGAATCGAACTCAGCCGCGAACTCGGGATAGGCGTGCTCGAAGGTCGCCTTGTTCATCCAGCGGTCCCAGAACACGTAGCCCGCATCGCTGCGATCCGGCTCGATCGAGGTCGGGTCCCAATGCACCTCGAACGGCATGACGCGGTGAAGATTGACCGTGATCCAGCCCGATCCCTTCGGCGACGGCACCACCTCGACCTGAATCGACGACTCACCCGAGATGACACCCGTGCGGAACTGCCGCGCGCTCTTGCGCTCGTAGCGCGCGTCCTGAAGAACCTGCTCTTTCACGAGGTCGATCACGTCGGCGACGACGCGCGAGCGGTTCGAGCTCGACGAGACGACGGGCCGGCGCTGCGCGTCGGCGTACATGCCCATCATGGTCTCGATCTTCGGCTTCACGATGTTGAACGTGAGCACGGGCCGTCCCTGATCGCGCAGGTACGCGATGTCGTCGGCGGCCCACTGGCCCTCCCCCTCGGTGTTGTGGAAGAACTGCTGCGCGCGGTGTGCTTCCGCGTGGGCGTTCTTGTGGTGATCGCACGCTTCCTCGAACCGCTTGCGGGCGGCACGGAGCTTCGTGTCGTCTCGCTCGATCGGGTCTTCGGCTTCGGTCTCGGATTCGTAGGCCATTGTCACATCACCATCGCCGAGCGGGGACGAGCCATTCGCCGGCCTTCGTTGCGGGCGTTGGAATACGCCTGCTGAACCTTCTTCGCGATCCCCACGCGCTGCATCGCGAGGTGGGCATAGGCGGAGGCGTGGCGGAGGTGATCGTTCTTCCGCCCACCCGTCACGACCCACACCGCCTCGCGCTGCCCCGTGACCTTGTTCTCGACGGTCGCGCGCTTGAGGTTCGTCATCTGCGGCACGAACTCGTCGTGCCAGAACTCATCCTTGCGGTAGTAGCTGATGCGCTTCGCCAGGATCTCGTTGTGTGCGTCGTCGAGCGTGCGCGTGCGGCCCATCTTGACCATGCGCTCTCGGTGCTCCCAGTCCGCATCCGATTTCTTCTGGCCCACGTACAGCCCGCCGTACCAGCCCGGGTGCTCCTGACAGAACCGCGCCACGGCGCTCGGGTCGTAGCCCTGATCCATCACGCCGCACTCGACGTTGTACCGCTTGGCAATGGCGGACAGCTCCTCGTAGGTCTCGGCCTTGCCCCGCGCCACCTGAACCGCATCCACCTCGGAGATCCGGTAACGCACCTCGTACCAGTGGGGCTTGCCCGGGTCGACGCCCATCGCACACGGCCCCTCGTGGTTGATGGGGCGGGGCTCGTCACGGACCAGCGCGTTGAGCTGGGCCTCGGTGATCTGATCCTCGACCTCGGCATAGGCGCGGCCGAGGGTCTGGTTGTAGAACTCGCGCATCCGGCCCCGCTTGATCGCCTCGTCGGCGGCAAGCAGGATGTCGTTCGCGGTCTTCGTCGGCGAGCAGAGCTGCGAAACCCAGTAGCCGAGGTGATCGGTGATCTCGGGCCGCTTCGCGATCCACTCGCCGTAGACCTTCTCGAGCGGCTTGCGGCACTTGGCGCACAGGTAGTGCGCGTCGCCGTCGATGGGCTCGGCGATGCAGTCGGGGTACGTCTCCTCGAGGCACGTCCAGCCGTTGCACTTCGGGCATTGCCAGTGCCAGGTCATCTGATTGCTCGACTTGTAGGCGAGGTCGACGCCGTACTCGGGCAGCGTGGGCGTCGAAAGCGAAGTCTGCTCGGGCCGCAGTGATCCGTCGAGCCGGTGCTCCACTGCGTCAATGCGCGAGTCGTCCATCTCGTCCGCTTCGTCGAGAAACAGCCAGTCAATCGGAATCGACTTGATGACGGACAGCGACTTGCTCGGGCTCGCGCCCTTCTGCCCGATGCCGCGGAAGTACAGGAACGTATTGCCGATCTGCCGCAGGCCCGCCGACTCCGCATCGCCGATCGACTCGCCCCAGACGTGGGCATTCTGCGAGAGGATCGGGGCGAGCCGCGCCTTGGAGAAGTCCTGCACCTCACGGTCGGACGGGAAGCCGTAGAGAATGCCGCGCAGACCGCCTGTGCGGGCGCCCTCGAGCGCCTTGAGGATGCACGCGATCGAGATCCCGAGCTGCGCCGACTTGATGACCGTGGTCTTCCTCGCGCGGCTGTCGATGATGTGCGGCACGAACGGGTAGCGCTTGAAGTCGATGCGCGCCCCGCCGTCGATCGTCACGCCCTGCGAGTTGAGGCGCCACGCGGGGGACAGCGCAAGGGCGTAGGGGGTGATGTCGACGGCTGCGCTCACGAGGCACCCTGCAAGTTGCGGTGCAGGATGCGAATCAGCGCGGCGCGATCATCGGCGGGGAGTGAGTCGGGGTCGACGCTGACGGAGACGGCTTCGGTCTTCAGGGGGTTGCCGGGCTGGCCGCCGACATCGTGCGCCACCCGCTCGCCGTACCGCTTGGGGTCCCACTTCGCGAGCAGCTTGAGGCGCGTCTCGACCTGGAGCTTGCGGTGCCCCAGCATATCGCCCCGCTTGACCTTGATGCCGTTCTCGGTCTCCTCGGTTTCGACGCCCTCGATCACGGTGTCGGCGATTCGCATCGCGTCGACTGCGATCATGTCGTACCCGACTACGCGCGCGCGCGCGATGCGTGCGGATAGTGCGTCGTCGCGGTCCATCCAGTCGTAGACCGTCCTGAGCCCCGGCATATGCTCATCGCGGCAGACCTGTGCCAATGGCTCACCCTGAGAGACGCGCTCCACGATCTCGTCAGCGAGCTCTGGCGTGTAGACCGAAGCCGGCACCTACGCCTTCCCCTTCCGCGGCCTCGTTTCGAGCTCCATGATCCGCTCCTCGAGAATCGCCATGCGTTTCGTCAGCCAGATGACGTACCGCCCCGTTTGCCGCGCCGAGTCGAGCCCGAGGGCGTGGATGTCGGCGGTGTGCCGGTGGCAGCAGTCCCGGTCAGTGGGCAAAAGCATGATGGCCGACCCGCAGTGATCGCAAGTCGGCTCGGTCTGCGGTACGGATTCCGGTGCGGTGATCTGTGCTGCGAGTTCGGGCATCGTGTCTCCCAAGCTATCCACCCAGCGTCATGGCATGGCCTTCGCCTTCCGGCAAGGGCTGGACCCACCCCCAGGTGAGCCCGGTCGAGATGCTGCCGACCGTCTGCCGTGCGATCCGGTACTTCTTGGCTGCGGTTTTCTGGGTCATGCCGCTCGCGAGGTCCCGCTTGACAGCGGCGACGGTGGACTCGTCGAGCTTGCAGGCTCTCGGCCTACGGCCCCGCAGCGTGTGTTTCAGTCGCCGGCCGAGCGAAGCCATCACGCGCCACCCCCCGTCCCATCGAGCCACGGGCTCGTCATCACGCGCGGGCCGATCTCAACGCCCCTCGTCTCGCAGCCGATGACGGCCAGCGCCTCGGAGGCGGAGCGCACGACGCAGGCGATGTCGCCCGGCCATTCGCGGATGAAATCCTCCTGGCCCTGACTGATGCGGCCCTTGACCTGCTTGACCTCGAGGATGTAGGTCCGCCGGTTGAAGCCGACGAGGAGATCGAGCGGCTTGCGGATGATCTCGACCTTGGCGCCGACCTTGCGGAGCGCGTCCACGATCGCTTTTTGGTTCAGGTCGACTGCGGCGTCGAATCGGTTGATGCTCACGATTCGAGGGCCTTGCGGAGTAGTCTCATCTCGAAAAGCGGCGAAAATCCCTCGTCTTGCGCCTTGATGGCCAGTTTCGCCGCCGCCTCGATCCGCTTCCAGCGTTCGATCTGCTCGGATGTCGGATGGTCCGGCCATAGCTTCCGCTCCACGCTCGCCAGCCTATGCGCCAATCCGGGGTCAGGCACCGTCGGCGGCCCCATCGTCCGGAGCGAGTCCAGCCTGCTCCGCAGCGTGTCGAGGCCATCGTCAACGCCTTGGGCGAGTTGATACGTTGCGTCGACCTTGGACTCCAGATGCCGAAAAGCCTGCCCGGATGGTGTGTCTTGCAGCTTCCGCATCAGGGCATCAACCCGCTCCCCGATCGAGCTGCGCTCCCAGATTTGATCGTCGGTCATCACACCCCCTCCCGCTGCTTGAGCGCCCAGGCCCGCAGGTACGCGGCGAAGGACTCGGCGTCGTCGGCGTTGAGCAGCACGTACTCCTCGCCAATCCCAATCGACAGGAATTCGCCGTCGACTCCGCTCGATTCCACTTCGATCTCATCCCCATCACGATCCGTCCAAATCGCACGCATCATCGGTTCCCCTCCTCGGCGCACAGCGCCACTACGATCCAGAGTGCGAGAAGCACAATCGTCACGACTGCTTCGCCTCCACCCCTCGCCACGAATGACGATCCTTCACGTCGCGCACGATCCAGCGCGACAGGCCATGCTTGCGGGCCGCCTCGCGTTCGGGCATCCCGGCCTCAAGATCCGCCTTGAGGGCTGCGATCTGCTCGGGCGTGTGGACTCGGCGCTTGGCGGACTGGGCGGCTAGTGATGTGCGGAAGTTCACGCGCGTTCCCTCCTGAGGGCCATGTCGATCAAGCGGCCCACTTCCTCGGGTGATTCGGTTGCCTCGGCAATCGCCGCATCGCGGTCTGACGCGCGGGCCTCGAGCCTTTGAGCGACGACGAGCTCGCGGTGGATGCGTTCGGCTTGGTCAATAATCTCTCCGGGACTGGGAGGGAATCCAGACTTCGACTTGACGACCGCGTGATCGCAGGCGACGCGGATGTATCGCGTCGGCACGTTGACGAGCAGCCGCGCGTAGTACGCGATCCGCTCGGGCGTCGGCTCGTGACCGAGGCCGAGGAACATCTCAGTCAGGGCCGTGATTCGGATCTGCTCGTCTGTCATCGCCTTCCCCCTTCGATCTGGACCAGCCCGAGCTGCTGCTTGCTGGCTTGGATCATTTCGTACGCCTTGGCCCCCGCTTCCTTGGTCCGGCGGGCCTTGGCCTGCGCGGGGGATTCAACCTCGCCGGTCGGACTCTGGCCGTAGCCCTTGAGGGCCCACCCGTCGGTCATCGCGTTGCGGAGCGTGGCGAGCCAGTCGGTGCGCTTGGTCTGCTTGGAGTGGGACCAATCCCGGACCCGATCCCATGCGTACGCGAGCTGCTCGCCCGTGAATCCTTTTCCGGCTGCCCACTCCAAAGCCCGAATCGACTGGTCACCGGAGAGCTCGTCGGGACACACACACGACCGCGGAGCGGGCGGTGTCTTTACTTCGCTTCGCTCCCCTTCCCTTTGCTTGGCTTCCCTTGGCTTCCCTTCCCTAATGCCCCCGTTGGCGGACGACGGCGGACGGCGGGTGCCATCGTCCGGACACGGGCTGACTGTGGCAATCTTCAAAGTGCCCCTATCTACCCGTTTTTGAAGGAAATCCGGGAGGTGGTCGGCCCAGTCATGGATCACCAAACGGTGGGTACCGCAGCGGTCGATCCACCCAGCATCGACCAGCGCCGACACCAGCTCGCCGGGCTCTCCGCGCCAGTCCATCTCGGCCTCGAGATCCATGTCCCCCCATCGTCCGACATCGCCGGACGGTGACTGCTCCATCGTGAAAAGCCATAGGAGCTCAAGAGTCCCGACCGTTTCAGCCCGGCTGAGGCCAGTCGCTTGCATGAGTCGGCGAAATTTAGGACTGCGCGTTGCGGTGAGCTTCATCGGTCGTGCCCCAAAAACAGAGCCGCCCGGCCGGGATTGCTCCAGACCGGGCGGGTACGTGACCAACGGATGCGAGGCCGAGGGTTCACGATATGAACTGTTTCAGGAACGCAGTTATCCATCAGAACTCCACGACCTCGCCCCCTCACCATACCCGAATCCGCCGCCCCATTCAACCCGCGCGAAGTTCGGCGACCCGCTCAATCAGCACCTCAGCCCGCCGAATGTACTCCCGTTCCATCATCTCGGGGTCCAGGTCGACAAAGTGTGTCCACATCGCGTAGTTCTTCGACCCGAACCACGCCGAGTCGCGATGGATCTGGCCCATGATGGCGTCGAGCTCGTTGCCGAACAGCGCCGCCTTTCGAGGCCTGCTCTTCGGGTGCGGGTCGAGCGCGCGAATACGGGTCACGTTGCGCTCCACGAAGCCCTCGGCGAGCCGAAGGCAGTTGAAGGCATCGCGGATCACCTCGTTGGCCAGCTCGTCGTAGAGGCCGCGGCGCGTGTGATCGTGGCGATCGGCGCCGAAGGTGGAATCGACGGTTTCTGTCATCGGGTGCCCTACTTCATTGCGCTGCGCACAAGGAAGTCGTCCCCGGCGCACTCGAGCTGCTGAGCCAGCCGCATCGCCACCGCGGCAACTTGGATCGCTTCACGCTGGACTGAAAACCGCTTGTTGGCCCGAATCGCATCGAGCAGTTCGGCCACCTCCTCGGCGAGTACGCCATAAGCTTCGTGCGTCGACGTGAACCAGCCGTACTTGCGGGATGATTCGTCGGCTTCGTCTTGGATGGCCTTGGCGACGAGCTTGGCGTCCTTCTTCGTCATTAGAAAAGCCTCCCCTGCCCGCTGGCTACGGAAAGGTTCTCGCACGCCGCCTTGAAATAGCTGGGCTTCAGCTCGGCCCCGACGAATCGCCGACCGCAATCGAGAGATACGACGCCCTCTGATCCGATGCCGGCAAATGGCGAGAGCACGAGATCTCCGGGGTTGCTCCACAGCTTGAGCGCGCGGCGAATCACCTCGATCTGAAGCGGACAGATGTGCCGCTCGTCCTCGTGGTCGCGTGCGCTGCGGAATTGCAGCGTGTCGCTCGGGTTGATGTCCATCCAAACGGGCGATGCGTACCGCTGCCACAGCGACACAGGGAACTCTTCGGACGTGTGCGACACGCGCTCGAGGTTTTCGCCCGGCTTGCGCATCGTGACGAGGTAGTCCGGAATGCCCTGCCGAGAGAGGCACGAATCCTTCTTGATCTGCTTGTGGAGCAGTCCAAGCGCCTTCGTACGCTGCATCGCGGTAACGGGGTCCTTCCAGATGCACACCTGCGAATGCAGAATCCAGCCCGCATCCTCGAACGCGCGAATCAGCATCCCGCGAAAGTCCTTCAGCCCGATGAATCCGTCGCGGGCCTTTGACGAGGGAAGATCCATGCAGTGAAACGAAACGAGCCGGCCAGGCTTCGTCACCCGGTAAAGCTCCGGGATCAGGAATTTGAAGTGATCGAAGAATTCATCCTCATCGGTGCAGTTGCCCATGTCTCGAGCGTCGTCGGTGTAGGTGTAGAGCGACGCGAAGGGAGGGGAAAACACCGAGTACCCGATGCTCTCGTCGTCCATCTTCCGCAGCACCTCTACGCAATCGCCATGGTGCATCGTCCATCCGTCACCCGTCCGAACCGCGCCCGTTTCGATCGTGTCGAGCCGTTCCGATTGTCCGCCGATCTCTTCGATCATCGTTTCCCTCATCATGCCGACCATCTCGCGGGCCATCTCGTCCGCCGCGGCCTGCTTCTTTTGAATGTTTCGGAGTACCGCCGCCTCGATGTCGGTCGAT